ACCATCTGAGTCCGAAGTCTTTGACTTCGTGATTCCCGATACCCATTCGTTCACGAGCAACGGTTTCGTCTCGCACAACACCCCACGCGGCCGGAACCACGGGTACAAGCTCTATCGCATGGCGAAGGACAACCCCGAGTGGTTCTGCGAGCTGCTTACTTGCGAAGACACAGCGAAGATGGCCCGCAAGAATCTTGAGCCAGTTCCGGTCGCGTCCGAGGACATCGAGCGCGCACGCAAAGAGGGCATGGCAGAGGAGCTGATCCAACAAGAGTTCTTCTGCTCGTTCGACGCCCCGCTGGAAGGCTCCTACTACGGTGACTTGCTCTCTCGGATCGAGAAGCAGAACCAGATCGGCCGCTTCCCGCACGACCCCGGGTTGCCGGTCATTACCGCATGGGACATCGGAGTTGGTGACGTAAACAGCATCGTGTTCGCCCAGGTGATCGGCGGCGAGACCCGCATCATCGACTACTACCAGAACCACAGCAAGGGCGTCGATCACTACATCAAGATCCTGCACGAGAAGCCCTACGTCTACAAGGAGCACCTCGCTCCGCATGACATGAAAGTGCGTGAGTGGGGAAGCGGTGGGCGAAGCCGCGTCGAGATCGCGAAGGATCTGGGCGTGAACTTCCGCGTGGTCCGCAAGCTCAGTCTGGACGACGGCATCCAGGCGGTACGTGCCCTACTCGCGCGCTCCTATTTTCACGAAGCAATGACCGGCCATCTTCTCCAGGCGCTCCGCGAGTACACGAAGGAGAAGGATCACACCGGAGAGTTTCGCAACAAGCCCAAGCACGACTGGACGAGTCACCCCTGCGATGCGCTCCGCACCCTGGCGGTGGGTCTCCGCCCCGAACGAAGGCGCGAGGAGATCCAGCTCGCGCCCAAGCTGGCGATCGTATGAGCCTCAACATCCGAGAACGACAAGAGCTGGACGCGCTGCAAAAGACGGTTGCCGAGATGTCCGAGCAGTTCGCCGGCTTCGACAAGCGGCTCAAGCGCCTTGAGCGCGTGTGGGAGCGATACCGCAAGCGCTTGGGCGCTCCGCTGCATCTCGGTCGCCCCGTCCCCCAGCCGCCCCGCCCACAGATCCTCAAGGATCTTGGCCTTGGACATGACCCGCCGGAAGTGAGTACCGATGGCTGATCCCCTAGATCCCGACGTGCGGCCGGTGCCCGACGCCGAGCCCGCAGAGCTTCGCCCGCTCACCGAGGAGGACGTGTCTGCGATCGTGACGGCGGAGATCGCCGACGCGGAGACGTTCCGGCAAGGCGGCATCTCGTCCGAACAGACAGAGGCGATCGAGTATTACCACGGTCGCCCACTCGGAAACGAGGTGAAGGACCGCTCTCAAGTCGTGCTGACCGACGTGCGCGACACGATCGAGTGGATTCTGCCGACCTTGATGCGGATCTTCTTCGGTGGGCGGCATGTGGTCCGCTACGTCCCGGTCGGACCCGAGGACGAGCCGTGGGCCGACCAGGCGACGGACTACGCGCAGCTGCTCGGACGCAGGCGGAATCTCGGCTTCCTCACCTTCCATGACTGGTTCAAAGATGCCCTGCTGGAGAAGATCGGCGCGGTCGGGCTCTTCTACGAGAGCAAGGTCCGCAAGGATCTGGAGCGGTACGCCGAGCTGACCGAGGAGGAGCTACAGGCGCTCCTGTCCGAAGAGGGCGTCGAGGTGGTGGGGCTGGAGGAGACCACCCGGATCGAGCAGCCGCCTACGGACGAGATGGGCGAGCCGCTGCCGGACCCGGAGACGGGCGAGCCGCAGCCGCCGCTGGAGGTCCCGCAGTACGAGGCGCATATCCGGCGCCTCAAGCCGCAGAACCGGATACGGATCGACGGGATTCCGCAAGAGGAGTTCCTGATCGCCGCGCGGGTGCGGCGCATGGACGACGACTGCCCCTTCGTCGGTCGCCGCCTCAAGGTCACGAAGTCGGATCTGGTGGGCATGGGATTCGACCCGGCACTGATCGAGGAGCTTCCCTCGGTCGATACGCACGAGTTCTCGCAGCAAGCGGTGGAGCGGCGCGAGGATGAGCAAGTCACGCTCCAGACCGCGGTCGATCGGCTCGATTGGGCGTCTCGCGAGGTGTGGCTGACCGAGTGCTGGATTCGGATCGACGAGGACGGCGACGGGTACGCCGAGCTGCGCCGCATCCTCTGTGCCGGCGACTCGGCGGTGAAGATCCTCGAAGACGACGAGACCAGCTACATCCCGATCGCCACGCTCTGCCCGGTGCCGATGCCGCACAAGTTCTACGGCCTCTCCCTGGCCGATCTCCTGAAGGACTTGCAGAAGATCCGGTCCACGCTGCTCCGACAGATGATGGACAACATCTACCTTCAGAACAACTCCCGGATGGAGGTGGTGGAGGGCGAGGTCGAGATCGAGGATCTGCTGACGACCTCACCGGGCGGGATCGTCCGGGTGCAGCAGCCCGGCATGGTGAACCCGCTCGTCACGCAGCCGCTTGGCCCCGGCGCGTTTCACCTTCTGGAGTACCTGCACGGCGTCAAGGAAGACCGCACGGGGATCACCCGGTACAACCAGGGCCGGGACGCGACCACGCTCAACCAGACCGCGAGCGGAATCAGCGCGATCATGGAGGCTGCGAACCTCCGCATCGAGATGATCGCCCGCATCTTCGCCGAGACTGGCGTCACTCGCCTCTACCAGCAGCTCCTCTACGTGATGCGAGAGCATCAAGTGAAGGATGAGGTAGTCCGGCTCCGCGGCGAGTGGGTGACCATCGACGCGAAGATGTGGAAGGCCGACCTCGACGTGGAGATCGAGGTGGGGCTCGGCACGCAGCAGTCCGCCATCCGCGTGGACAACATGATGCTGCTCTACGACCTCCAGAAGCAGGTCGCCGAGAACGATCCGCGCATGGTCACGGACGAGAACATTCTCAACGTGGTCGAGCGGATTCCCGAGGCGATGGGCTTCCAGACGGATCAGCTCTTCTTTACCCGGCCGGACCCCAACAACCCGAAGCAGGACCCCGAGGCCGATCCCAAGCTCTTGGAGGTGCAGGCCAAGGGCATGGAGACGCAGGCGAAGATCCAGCTGGAGCGCGAGACGCTCCAGTTCCGCAAGTACCAGGCGGACCTCGAAGACAAGCGCGAGCGCGATCGGATGATGCTCGACGCACAGACCCGGTTGCAAGTGGCCCAGATCCAGGCGCGGGCCACGGTGGATCAGGCCGAGGTCAACGCCGAGGCCCGCCTGGAGCAGACGAGAAGTGGCAACGGCGCCGCCAGGGCGCAGTAGGAGAGATCATGGCAGCGAAGAAGAAGAAGGTAGCCGAGGTGCTCGACGAGGTGCTGGAGACCGAGGCGCCTCCCCAGAAGACCTACGAGGATGGATTCAGGGACGGCGTGGCCTCCGTGTTCGTCCGCATGGACGGCATGTGGACCCACCGCACGCGCGAGCTGTGCCCCGGTGCGCTGATCGACTGGATGCGCGCCGTCGTGGCCGGCGACCCGGTGCAGGAGTTGGCGGAGGTCGCCCAGCACGTCCACGCGAAGGGCGAGGTGGGCAACGCCAAGATCGAAGGCGCCGACCTGCTGGTGGCTTGATGCCGAAGCTCGACCCCGCACAGAAGACCCGGTACGAGCTTCAAGCCCTGCTCGGGGACCAGGCCGAGCGGATCTTGGAGAGCGATCTCTTCGAGAAGGCGATCGACGCGCCGGAGTTGAACACGATTCGCGAGTGGCTGAAGACGAAGCCCGAGGAGACCCAGAAGCGCGAACTCCTGTGGGCGAAGTGCCAAGGCTTCGCAGAAATCCGAGACGGGTTGACGAGGCTCCGGTCCAAGGGAAGGTTGGCAAGTACAGCCCTTCGCGAAGACGAAGAGGGACAGCATGACAGCTCCGCCTGAAACACTCGCCGCTCCCGAGCACAAGACCGCCGAACGCCTCGGCAACCTGTTCAGCATGGTGCAGGAAGGCAAGGCGACAGAGGAAGGTGTTCTCACGGGGGAAGAAGTCGAGGAAACGGCCGAAACGGAAGAGGAACCCGTCGAGCCCGAAGCGGAAGAGACCACCGAAGAAGAGCCCACCGAGGAAGAGGAAGAGGCCGAGGCGAAGCCCGACGAGGAGAAGTCCGAGGAGGAGGCCGAGGAGAAGGAGGTCTCCAATCTGGACGAGTGGGCGGAGGCTTTCGGGGTCGATCGCGACGTGCTCACCAAGCACATTCAGGTAGAAGTTGGCGATGAGACCATGCCGCTCGCCGATGCGCTGGAGCGCGCGGGGCAGGCCCCGGCGCCTGCCCAGATGGCCGAGATGTTGGCGCAGAAGTCGCAGGAGATCGCCGCCCAGGAGGCCAAGCGGCAAGAGGAGTTCACCGCCAACCAGAACGCCTTTCTCGCCTCCATCCACACCCTGATCGGCGTGGCTCACAACGGGCTCGGCGTGAGCGACGCCGCGTTGGCGCACCTGAGAGAGACCGACCCGAGCGAGTGGGCGGTCAAGTCCGAGGAGCGCCGGCAGCTCGACGCGCTGCTGGACAGGGCCATGCAGGAGGCCGCTCAGTATCAGGTGTCCCGCCAGCAGCAGCAGAACGAAGCCTTCCAGACGCGAATCGCGCAGGAGGGATGCGAGCTACTGAAGAAGAACCCGGAGTGGAAGGACGAGAAGCAAGCCCTCTGGGACGCGACCCTCATCTCACAGACTTTGCAGGACAAGTACGGGTTCACGCCCGAGGAGATCGGCGGCATGTTCGACCACCGTCTCGCGCTTGTCTTCCAAGATGCCCATCGCTTTCACAAGATCATCGAAGGATCGGCGAAGGCGAAGAAGACCCTCACACTGAAGAAGCAAACCGCGCAGAAGTCTCTGGTCCCGACTCGCCCGAGAAAGGCGAAAGGAGATCCGCGCAAACAAGCTCGCGCTGCTGCACTGAAGCAGTTCCGCGCGACACGAGGCGACCCGACCGCGCAAGTGGCTTCGGCCGTCGCAGTGATGGGGGACTTCCTAGATGGCGACTCCGAGTAACGCATTCGATACACCGACTGCCGTCGGCGACCCGGATGACCTGACTTCGATCATCGAAGACGTGAGTCCGACCGAAACGCCATTCATGTCGATGATCGGTCGTGGCAAGGCGCGCAACGTCTTCCACGAGTGGCAGACCGATGCGCTCGCCGCCGCAGCGGACGACAACGCGGCGATCGAGGGCGAGGACGCCACCACGGCCGCGATCACGCCGACGACTCGCGTGGGGAACTACTGCCAGATCAGCGACAAGGTGATCCAGCTTACCGGCACGGTCCAGGCGATCGACTTCGTGGGGAAGCAGAAGAACCTGAAGGGGTATCAGCTGATGCGCCGGTCCCAGGAGTTGAAGCGGGACATGGACAAGCAGATGTGCTCCAACAAGGCGTCGGTGGTCCCGACCTCTTCGGTGGCGGGGCAGTCGGCCGGGTACGAGAGCTTCATCACCACGAACGACTCGCGCGGCACGAGCGGCTCCGACACCGGATGGTCCGGTGGCCTCTGGAACGCGCCGACGGACGGAACCCAGCGTGCGCTCACCGAGGCGATGGTCAAGGCCGTTCTCAAGCTGTGCTGGGACAACGGTGGCACGCCGACCAAGCTGATCTGCGGCTCCTTCAACAAGCAGAAGATCAGCGGCTTCACCGGCAACACCACGCGCACGGACAAGGCCGAGGACAAGCGGCTGACCGCCGCGGTGGACTACTACATCTCCGACTTCGGGACCGTTCAAGTGGTTCCGAGCCGCTTCTCGCGAAGCCG